AGCAGCAGAATATCCACAATCGTTTAGTTAAGTGGTACACCATCGAAGAGCAGACATGGTCATCATGTCAAGAAGTTGTGCCAGGAAGTGGCATCTGGGTCTACCGAGACGTTCTGCCAACTAATCTGGACATAATTAAGCGCCTAGAGTCTGTAATAGATGACCCATCTAATGATTACGACTGGCGCGAAGCTATGGTTGGGTATCAGATGAAAATGCCTGAGTATAGAGACTGCGTAGATTTTAAGTACAAGAAGACAGACATCGAACAAGATAACTCAGAGGCGGGGGAAATTCTCAAGAAGCTAGCAGATGATGTGACATACCGAGAACTTCAGGTAGTTAAGGACTATACTCGTCGTTATAACATCGGTGAACTTCGCTACTGGGAGGCAACTAACTACGTGCGATACGGGGAAGGTCAACACTTTCAGGAGCACCACGACCACGGCTACTCGTATAACTGCGTAGTGTCTCTTGTTGGATTCCCGAATGATGATTATGAAGGCGGAGAGCTTTTCTTTAGACTACAGAACGCTCAGGTGAAGGCTAAAGCTGGAGACGTTTACGTATTTCCGTCCAACTTCATGTATCCTCACCGCGCTATGCCAGTAAAGTCTGGAGTTAAGTACTCGATGGTGACTATGCTGGACTATTCAGAGAAGTACCACAGACCAGACATCTACGAGGAATCTGAAAACTAATGCCTAAAATACAGGTACAAAAACTTTTTCCAGAAGGTAAGGTTGCAAATCTAGACCAACTAACTGCGCGTAGAGATTGGATGGATGAGACAGCGGATAGGCACGCCTACATGTGCTTCCCCCTAAATCTGACTAATCGCCTAGGCTGGGGGATCTCCTTTCCAGAAGACCTCAGATTTGTTTGGGACGGCGTGACAGACACTACGCCAGATCACGTGACAATACTAGAAGGCCATCAATTCCTGAATACTGGCAGAGGAAACGCCACTATTAGTTTCACCACTGGTCTTAGATTCATTTCTGATGAAAAGACATCAATGATGGCAATGCCAGTTCCGAACCTGTTTGTGCGAGGGGCCCAGTGCTACACTACGCTGATTAGCACTTCTTTTTATATACATATGCTACCTCTAGCTTGGCGACTAACCGAGCCAAATGTAGAGATACATATTCCAGCTGGGACTCCTATTGCTGCAGTTCTACCCATATCTCTGACTGATCTACAAGAATCATACGAGATGGAAATTATAGAGGGGCTACCAGAGCAAGAGTATTGGCAAGAAGTCCGTAAGTATGGCGACATTCAAGAAATAAAAAACGGGGTTGGTGACTGGTCAAAGATGTACCGTGATGCCGTTGACTACAGAGGAGATTCAGTGGGAGAGCACGAAACTAAATCAATTAAACTGAAAACCGTGACTTGCCCGTTCACTGGTCAAAGCTACGAGGTAGAGGAAGACGGTGAGTCAACTGGACACTCAGAAAGCTAAATTTGTTGTAAATCGCCCATGGTTGAATGACGAAAGCCCATCCAAGCCAGGGCCAGCTTTGAAAACCATTCCAGATTGGTATAGGAATGCCGATAGATTTGCCATGAACCCTATGACTGGCAAAGCCTGGGAGATGCCAAACGGAGGCGGTAAAGTCCCGACTTGGAAGGCTTGCCCCGCTGTATATGACATTATGGGTAGCGGGTATATGTATAAGACCCCGTGTGACATAGAGTTCTATGAAGACTCCACTGGAAATATTCACGCAAAAGTTTTGGATGAAAAGAACAAAGACTTTATTCAAGACAGAATGCCAATGCCTCAGTTTGAGCACCCTCTGGGGTATCACCAGAAGCACTTTGCATGGTGGTCAGACTGGGCTGTAGAGCTTCCAGCTGGATATAGCGCGCTCTATACTCAGCCGTTTAACCGATTTGAGCTGCCCTTTTTAACTACAAGCGGGATTATCGACAACGATAAAGTCCACTTGCCAGGGACTATGCCGTTTTTTATTGCTAAAGGGTTCACTGGAGTTATTCCAGCTGGGACTCCTTACGCTCAGATTCTCCCATTTAAACGCGAAAATTGGGAATCAGAGGTTGTAACTAGTTTCAATCCAATGGAAATGATGCAGAAAAACCAGGAAAATAGTGCTAAGTATCGCATGCCAGATGGCGGCGTATATCAGCGCGAAGTCTGGGAAAGACGTAAGTACGAGTAGGGTAGGATAGTCCTATGGCAATGACAGAAAACGTCACAAATAGTAGTGAACGCCCTTACGAGTCCATAACTCCATCAGGGTTTTTCGGCGACTCCGCTGACAATATTGTCGCACTTGAAGATTTTATGACCGAGGAAGAGCTCCGTATTTTGACGGAGTTCGCTAAGACAAACGAGACCTGGGATAAGACAGAGACCCACTATAACGAAGACGGTACTGTCATCTACGATTCTGGCTACTGGGATCACCGAGTGGCTACAACTCCAACATTGGACAGCGTAGACCCTAGGATTTCAGAGATTATCGTAGGGATGCAGCTTCGTTTAAAGGAAAAAGTAGACGCATTTTTTAATGTAGACGCTCACGCTACCAGCCCAGCTATTGTCCGATGGCTACCTGGGCAGCGCCAACAGCCGCATGCTGACAAAGAGCTGCACGAAGGTGAAGGTCGCGGAAAGCCGAATGACTTCCCGTACTACGACATCGCTGGTCTTTTCTATATCAACGATGATTACGAGGGTGGAGAACTTTACTTCCCTAATCAGGGAATTCAGTTTAAGCCAAAAGCTGGAGCAGCATACTTCTTCCCAGGCGACATGCACTACATTCACGGGGTTACAGAGATTAGATCTGGAATTAGATACGTGTGTCCATTCTTTTGGACTATAAAAAGCCACAAATCAGGGGATTCCAGTGAGCTCAGCTAAAGACATCCTAAAGTATGTAACTGTCTATGAAGGCGTATTCCCTAGAGAGGATTGCTCGGCACTTATAGATTCATTTTACACCGCTCCGCACGGTGACGGATATCTTCTAGCTCCAGCTGAAGAATGGGAAGACCAGGACGGGCTACGTCGCAGGCCCCTTCTGGAATACTACAGAAACCCTAGAGATCTAGATCAGTCGATCCTGGGCGGACCTATTTTTAAAGATTTCAAAGCTAGATATCCTAACCCTAAAATTGACGACACGGCCTACGAGCCTATGATTAAACTTCTTCAGATGTTTGAAGAAGTTGTGGATGACTACAAAGCACGCTGGCAGCTAGACATAAATATCATTCAACACGCTCCTTTAGAGTTTAGGTATTATCAGGGACCTCAGGGAGTGGGTCCCCACTCAGACTACTCTGGGCACCTACACCTACACCCAAACGGCGACTGGGGGTATCAAGACGCTAAAGAAGATGGTGACATCGCCAATCAGACATTTGCATATAATCTATATTTAAATGATGACTATGGTGATGGCGGAGAGATTACTGTTAGACGTTACGCTAAAGATGACAACGGTAAATATGTAGAGGCAGGCTCGACTGAGTCCTCTCACAAACCGTCAGCTGGAGACGTTGTAATTTTTCCTTGCGCGTTCCCGTACGAGCACTGGGTTACACCGATAGGTCCTGATGTAAAAAGATGGATGGTAAATGCCAACGCCATCCAAGACTCTACCCCTTTATGGCAGTTCGAGTAGGAAATTATGTATTTAGAGAAAAAGCTTCACGAGAATGTGTACCTATATAGCGAGGTTCTAGATGACCCTCAGAGGTTAGTCCGCTTAATCGAGGAATTAGATGAAGACGAGTCAGTTCAATCAGTAATCCCAGAATGGGGTTTCTGGTTCTCTAATACTCAGGACGGTCACAGTTTTGGCAGTAAGAAAGACTTTAATCTAGATGCACTCGATGATCTAGTCTCAGACAGAGCAGATGACGTACGCTGGGTAGTTGGTCAAATTAGGGGCGCAGTGGAGAAGATCTCGGCTGCATTCTATGAAGATCACGGTGAAGAGGGAGAGCCAAATGTCTCCCCCTTTGCTGGTGTAATGAAGTACCGCCCTGGCTGTGCCATGGGCGCGCACTTTGACGCTCAAGCTGGAGATCTAAGTATCAAGTGGTCTATTGTTGTGTATCTCAATGATGACTATGACGGCGGAGAATTGTCGTTTATCATTAGACCATATGATCTTCGCAATCCTAAGAATGGGCACTTACGTCCAGCTGACGATGTAAATGACCCATCAAACGCTGAATTAGTTGACTTCACCATTAAGCCAAAGGCGGGCCAGGCGCTAATCTTCCCATCTACACACCCATATAAGCACCAGGTTCACGTAATGAAGAGCGGGGATAAGTATATGTTCCCTGGATTTATTTTTCAGCCAGAGTTTGACCCCAATGACCCAGAGTCACGAGAGAAATTCAATGCTGGTTCAGCATACAAAGACGTTAACGCTGGACCTACAAAGTATCTAGACGAGGACTAGTGTATGTCTGAACTAGTTCACCAAGTACTGCATAGAAATGTTTACTATTTCCCAGGCGCAATCTCGGAAATAGACAATGTAATGGCCACCCTAGAGGAAGTTAACAGTCTATCCGTGACCCCATGGGAAGTCTGGTACGCAAATAATAACTCTAAAGAGAACCCCTACGGAGACCTTAAAACCTTAAGTTATCCAGATTTAGAGTTGGAAGCGGACCCTTTAGTTAGAGACAAGTCCGAATACGTATTGACCTCCATCCTGGGAGCAATGGAAGCATGCACAGCACTATATCTAAAAGCACAGGGCGCGGATGATTCGGAAATAGAACATCTTCATAGAGAAATATTTGGATCCCACACCTATGGAATTCGTAGGTACGATGAAAACAAAGACATGGGACCACACACCGATATGGTTGTACCAGATAGGGACACTATAACCATAGCCGTATACCTGGACGATAACTACGAAGGCGGGGAATTGGGTATAGTTCAACCTGGCTTAGATATCTCGATAAAGAATAAAGCAGGTAGCGTAGTAGTTTTTCCGTCGGGATACTTGCATGAGTCAAGGCCACTAATTAGCGGCAGAAAAACAATAATTACCCACGTGCATATGCCAATAAAAAACCTACTAGATCTGACAATTTAAGGGATAACAATGAAAGACTATACAGTAGATGACCCTAATGTAGAGATTTTAGACGACAACGTGATTGTCTTCCATAATGTACTATCTGACCCAGATGACTACATAGACTACTACGAAGAGTTTGGAGAGTGGCGCGGCTGGTATGGATTCGGCCGACAAATAGATAGCCGAGTACACTCATTTAGAAGCCACCCGCACCTACCGACCTGGGATGAGTGGCTAGAAGTGGCAAAGTCAGCGGAACGAGAAGTTGGATCTGATAAATATTTCTTAGAAGTAGCTAAGGCATTCCACCTAGCTACTAAGTTTTACGTAGAATATACAGGTAAGCCACTGCCTAACTGGTCCTGCCAACCCTGGGGCTTAGCTAGATATATCCCAGACGAGAATCTAAATGGCGATGAGAACTTGACCATGAACTATCACAGTGACTATATGCCAGAAGACGCTGATGGTCCTGGAGATAAATTTGGCATAACTGGAGTTCTCTACCCTAATGATGATTATGAAGGTGGAGAGATCGCATTTCGCGTTATCGCCGACGGAAAGATAGCCAAGGAGTTTGAATATAAACCTAAAGCTGGAGATTTAGTAGTATTTCCGTCTGGGCACCCGTACTATCACGGC